GGAAGTATTTTGACCGTAACATAAAATTTGTGTGACATTAGGTGTTAGAGTAATTGGTGATGCACCATTTACAACTAAATTAACCAAGTAAACAGTCTCTGTTCCGTCAGTCACTTTCATAGTATAACCATGACCAGTAAATGATGGGGCGAAAGTTGTATTTGCCCCAGTATCAACAGGTAAACCTTGAACCACATAAGGAACTGAAGTTACATTCGTTGGTCCACTAACTACACCACCGTTACTATTATAAAGTGTATATGTGTAGACTGAACCTACACCACCAATAATTGATGAAATGGTAATTTCACCATTGGCAGCCGCTGCTGTTGTACATTCATTACTAACATAGGCATCAGCCGATAATGGTGGCGGCCCAGTTATTGTAAATGTTTGTGTTACTGGTGAACCGAAAGCATCATTACCAGTTATTGTATAAACACCAACAGCTAAATTACTCAAAGTACCAGTTGGTTGTGTGTTATTTTGACCAACACTTGTTACGTTTGTATAACCATTAGGACCACTAGTTGTAGCGGTAAATGGTGCGTCACCACCAATAAATGTGAATGTCGCACTACCATTTGTTGACCCTGTAGTTGTAGCTGGTGTTGTAAATACTTGAATAACAAACTCTAAATCAGTTTTTGGGAAACATGGTGTAAAGAACCTTTGGTTCATAACTTCTAACCCAGTTTTACCAGGAAGTATCCCAAAATAAAAATAATATGAATGTTTTGGTTGACCGAAACTACCGTCACCAACTGCACTATTACCCATTGAATAATTTCTAAAATTAATATAGTCTTGTCCATTTTGGACTGGACTTGTAAAATCATAACTACCTAAGTTAGCTAAGTTAAAATCACTAGTGTATGGTAATGTAAGGTTCCATGAATTTACTGTTGAGTTAAGACCTAAGAAAACATCTCTAAACCATTTTGGTCTATCGGCATCATCGTTATCCAAATCTCTTAATCCAATCACACCATCAGTTTCGTTACCAACACCTCTATATTCGTCAAGCTCAACACCAAACTCACATAAGTGTCTAAGGTTCATACATTGTCTTGTGTTTACGTGTAACCCTAAACAATTTATACTAAAGAACACACCAACTGTGTTACCGTCAACATCACATTGACCAGTTGTTAATACAGTTGCGTTATCTGGTGCAACTTCTTGGTTTGCTGGTGCTATTTTGTATGATGTTGGTATCAAATATTCTTGTACTTTAGGTACACCTTGCCAGTCACAACTAAACACAGCACCTAAATTTACGACATCTGTTGCAAATATTTTAAAACCAGCATTATGTGTAGATGCAGCATAAAAGAATTCACCGTTTTTCTTTTTAATAAGTCCTTCTCTAAGTGCAACATCTTCATTTGAATATTGTTGGTCTTTACCATTACCTCGGAAACATGTGTCCAATAAGTGACTGGTTCTACAATCATTATCTGGGATACCATTTTTATTTCCATCAACAGTTGTGCTGTCTGGGGCGTTTTGGTAGTCATCACAATCATATTCACAAAATTTTTCTGCTTTTTTACGTTTAACTTTGTATTTTAGCAAAAATGCGTATAGTGAACCGTTTATCCAGTCATTATAAAAATCAAATTGGAATAAATTTAGTCTTTGTGCCATCTGGAAAGCGATACAATCATCCAATCCACATAAGTCACCAAACCCACCATGTCCAAAGTTATCACCATCATAGTATGTTGGTTCGTTTCCTTCGTCAACCAAAGAATCAAAAGACGCACCACCATCTAAACCACCTTTTTTACAACCAGGAGCAAAAACAGCTGGATTTTCATCTGCTGGACATTTAACAAATACACATGGTATATATTTTATTGGGTCTAGAATTAAGTTACATGTGAAACCTAAGAATCCAAAAATTCTAACACCAAGTATTCTCCTACGACTGGCCCTACATAAAGGTCTCATCAACGAGTTCCAAGCTTCAATTAAAATATTCACAACTCTTAATACCAAGTTAATTAAAGGAATCAACATCACATTCATTATGTAAATCAAGAAACCAATAATTTTAATAATCAAACAGATAATAAAGAAAATAGGTGATGTTTGTGTTGCCACCCTATTAAACGGGAACGGTGTTTTATCACCAGCACAGGCATCAACATCTTTGATACCCATCGTATTTCTAGTATGTGAACCACCACCATTTAATGGGGTAATTTGTTGAAATCTAGAAATAAAGTTAGTTACGGAATATATTTTATTCCAGTAAAGACTTCTAAAACTAGATTTTTTAGTTTTTTCACCAAACTCGTAATCAATTTCGTTTTGGTTATTAGGGTTGTTAGGTACTAGGTACTTGGCTCTAGTTCTAAGTCTACCCTCATTACCTGTTTGGTCCATTCCAATCTTGAAACGAACACTCGCTCTAGTTGGAACACCCTTATTTGGGTCATCAGAAAGTACTAAATCACCAAATTCATCAGTGACCATATAATCTAAGTTCATTGGGATTTGATAAGCCCAAGCACCGTTTTCGTCAATAACTCTACCACCTTCAACATCAAATTTTTCAATTGTGCCGTCTAGTGTTTCTCTAATCATTTCAATAGTACCTTCATTAGCAACTTGGTTACAAAGAGTACCCATATCTCTTCTTGGGAAACAACGTTTATTGACACTGTTTTTGTCTTGGTCACCAAATATACTACCCATGAAGATAGCTGCTGGTTTAATTACGTAGTTTAAATCAACATCAACTCTAGTAATACCAATTTCACACGTATCAACATCACCCCAAAAAGGTTGTACGTTAACACCAGCGTTGGATGATTTTACTTGGATTAATTTATCTAAATTGGTGTCACCTTTAAATTTTGTTGGTGATTCGAAAAATTTTAATGGTGTTCCTTGACTGATACTATCATAAGGTCTTTGGGATGCAATCCCAATATCCGAAATATCTGCATCAACATGTAGAGTATATGTACCAACTGGCACACCAAAAATCATAAAGTCACCAGCATAATTGGTTGTGGTTGTAAATTTATAATATTTACAATAGATTTCCAGCATTTCTGGGTTATCCAATACTTCTCTTTTATTTGGGAAGGTACCAACTGGTGTGAAACAATTATTATCAGTTTCTGAAGTTCTAGGTAATAGATTATATCTAATTCCATCACTATCTTTATCGCTAATTATTTCATAAGGGTATAACCCCTTAATTTGTGGGTCGTTTGCATCGAATTCATCGATTGGTATGAAAATACTAACCCTAGCATTTGGAACACCAAAACCACTGTTAATTATTACTCTACCAGTAACCACACCATAGTCAGAACAAAAATTTCTGTACGCATCTTCTTGAGAAATCTTTAAAGAAAGAACCTCAATAAAATCAAAATCTTGTTCTAGTTTTACTTTTAAATATTTGTCGGTACCATTAGGTGTAGTCCTAATTCTAACAGTGTTGTTAGGCATATTTTAATTATTTGCTTTTATTCGTTATATCTTCTACGTTAAGCATGATTACATCATCTTCAGTTAACTCATCGTCTTCATCATCCTCATCTTCTTCATCATCCTCATCATCATCTTTTGTGAAAAATTTATTTGCTTTTACAAATTTGTTAATCACCTGTCTTAAATCAATATCTTTATTTAATACTATGGTATCAAACATAAACCATACTATTACCAACATTATGATTGGTAAAAATAACATTCCAACCAAAAACCCTAAAGTCTTTGCTAAATATTTGATTATTGTGGCACCTATACCTTCATTTTGTGTTAAAACGTTATACTGTTGAGGTCCATCAGTATTTTTACAATTACATCCCATTTTATATATTTTTTATTTTGTTATCATCAAATATAGTGATTCCATGAACATAAGGAAACCCTATTATTTAACTCTAACAACAATATCATTTGTTGGGAATTTAATTTCAAACATTGTTGTTGGTTCACCAAATAAGGTGTAATCAGTACTTAAATCGATTTGTCTAGTAAAACCATCAATATATGGTTGAGAAATCTCGTTAAGACTATATTTGCCATTTACTTTATTGAATACTCTGACATCTAGAACATTCATTACACCACCTACATTATTAATCGTTTCAACCAATGGAGACATGTAAATATTATCACCCATTTCATATTTTGAAATATCCATGTAGTTTTTAATTTCGGTAATAACTTGACTTATGATTTGAGATTGAGGGAATTTCTTATCGATAAATAAATCAACTTCAAACGATAAATTAACAACTCTACCATCAGCTATTTGGACATAATCATTAAGCATTCTATAATCAGCTAGATATGTTGAAATATTATCTCTAATAGCACTGGTTGATGAGTTGCTTAATTTACTACTAGCATCTAATCCTAAGATATAAACTTTAATTTTATTTTGTTCCTCAAAAACACCACACCTAAATGGGATACCAAATTTTCCTGGCATTTGAGCTATTCTAGTTTGATAATCTTTAATTGTAACTGCTCTATTTTGAGAAGCGAAATTATAACGAACCATATTTCTAATTTCTTCAACACTAGGTGAATCTTTACCACCTAACGCTGGAAATGCGTTGTTAACTTTTAATGATTTTTTAACTGCGTTATTTGTATCAGCGTTACTACCATTAACTGTCATATTTAAAATACCAACACTTTTAATAATGTTAGGTCCTAAATTCGTGTCAGAACCACCACCAACTCTATATTTTATAAACATAGTTGTGTTAGCTGTTGGTATAGTACCCAAAGACATATTGTTGATGAAGTTACCGATTTGGTTAACTAATTGTGTGTTTGAGTCAAAATCACAAAGACTAGTGGTGTCTTGATTACCAGCACCAAATATTAATTTGGTAAAACCTAAATCTGTATATTCTCTAATAAATTTTCTAGTGATTGAAACCCATTTTCCTGGTCTAACACTAGCGTTATCAGTAACTCTAGAATTGTCTTCAATAAAAACTTTATCTTCAGCCAAAGCATCTACTTCATACCATCTGTTGTTGGAATCTAAAAATTTATCTAAACTAGGTTCAGTAACAAAGTTTGTTCCTGGAAGTGTGATAATAGAGTCAATTGATAATACATTATCTTCTGGTAACGTAACTTCTAAAAATGGTTTTACGTCAGCTTGTGTGATTATTCTTTTAAGTGTTCTAGTGTATCCATTGGTAACCATTTCTCTTTTTACAATCGTATAACTAGTCAAAACACCATTGGCGTTAAAGATAGGTAGAATTAATCTATTTGGAACACCACCCAAAGTAAATGGGTTTGAGAAATCAATATCTTCAGATGTTTCAAATATTTTACCACCACCAGATACTTGGGAACCAGCTTTAATTATTGGTGCGTAAGAAATATCAAACGAATCACCCAATACTGGTAAACTAACACTAAAATCGACAATTGTAACACTAGGTCTTTTTCCTGGTATTTTTAAACCAAATGTTCTAGCTAGAGACAACACTGATTTTCTTTCTTTTGCGTAATCTATTTGTGTCTCTTGGAACATTCTATCGGTATTAACCGAAAGCATGTCACCAACAGCCGCATTTAATTCTAAAAGCATCATACCGACACTTGCATCGTTAAAGTCATTAAAGATGTCTGGGTAATATTGTCTTACCATGTTAACTAACTCAGCACGTATGTCTGCGAAGTTTCTTGCTGTATAATTTATACCTTGATTTGCCATATTTTATTATAGTTTTACTACTACTAAGTCTGATGTTGTGAAAACAGCATCGGTTATTGAATATTTTATTGTAACAACTGCTGCGTACTCATCTTCATCTGATTCAACAATAGATAACTCATCTATTTGAAGTTGTGGGAGATATGTTTTTACAACATTATAAATTTCTTCTTTGATACCCACCATAGTCATACCATCTTCTGGTTCAAATATGAATTTTAATAAATCAGTGCCAAAGTCTGGTTTATAAAGTCTTTGTCCTCTTCTAGTAAGAATTAAGTGAAGAAGGTCTGCTTTTATTGCTTGACTGTCTTCATCGTTCAAATCTAAGAAAAAACCTTTACCACTATCCTTAAATGGATAATTAATGTTTATGTACTTACCGTTTGCCATAGTTGTCTTTATTTCATAAATATAATACTAAACAATTTTTATAAGTAAATATGGGAAATAAAAAAAGGGCCCTATTGGACCCTTTAATTTGTTTATGTTTTTTAGCTTGAGCAACCTACGCACTCAAATTGACTCTCAGTTGGTTTTTCAACCTGTTTCTGTTTTGTCATATCAATTGCTAAGTGTTTAGCTTTCATTTCTACTGGTTGACTACGTAAGTAGTATTGGCCAGTTTTAAGACCTAACTTCCAAGCCAACGTATGTGACGTTGTTAACTTACCAACTGTCGGTGTTTGAAAGAAAATATTAAGACTTTGTGATTGGTCAACAAATGGACCTCTTTCGGCTGACATCTCAATTAGAGATTTTTGTGAAATCTCCCAAACTGTTTTGTAAACATCTTTCAATTCTTGACTAATAACTGGAATGTTTTGAACACTACCCTCATTTTTAATCAATTCATTTAAAATTTCTCTATTCCACAATCCTTCAGCTTCTAAATCCCTAACCAAATGCTTATTCACCATTGCAAATTCACCACCAGTTACTTTACGAACATACAAGTTAGATGTAAATGGCTCAAAAGCCTCATTAGAACCGATTACACGAGCTGAACTAGCTGTTGGTGGGCAAGTTGTCACCAAAGAGTTTCTAACACCGTATTTTTTAATATCTTTGCGTAATTGTTTCCAATCATACATACCAGATAAATCTTCTTCTTTAAGACCCCACATTTGCCATTGGAAAATACCTTCTGAAATTGGTGAACCTTCATAACCATCATACGTTAAACCAGATTCTTTTGCCATATCACATGATTGTCTCAATGCATTAAAATAAATGGTTTCAAATATGTTTTTATTAAGGTTTCTAGCTTTTTCAGAAGTAAACGGGAGTTTTAGCATAGCATAAACATCAGCTAATCCTTGGATACCGATACCTAATGCTCTTTGTTCTAAACCACCTTTTCTACCTTCTGGTGTTGAATATTCGTTAACTTCAATAGCAATATTTAATGATTTTGTTACTGAACGAGCAACTCTACCTAATTCATCGAAATCATAACCATCACCAACAGCATAATTTACAAATTTTTGAACTGGAATACTAGTAAGAGTACAAATAGCTGTTGTTTCAGCGTTGGTTACTTCCATAATTTCAGAACACAAATTACTAGAGTGAATAACACCCATATTTTTTTGGTTTGATTTATTGTTTGCATGGTCTTTGAAACACATATAAGGCATTCCAGTCTCAATTTGTGATTCAATTATTTTTAACCATAAGTCATGTGCTTTGATTTTGGTACCTAAGCCCATCTCTACAGCTTTATTATACTCTTCTTCGAACTCACTACCATAAATCTCATAAAAAGGCTTTAAACCAGCTTCTTGTATGTCATGAGGACAGAATAATTGCCAATCACCATTTGATTCAACTGCCCTCATGAAGTTATCAGATATCCAAAGAGCTGAAAATAAATCACGTGCTCTAAGTGTTTCATCACCTGTTTTCTTTCTGATATCTAAAACATCGAAAATATCTTTGTGCCATGGTTCAATATATACAGCACAAGACCCAGGTCTCTTACCACGTTGGTTCCAGAATCTAAGAGTTTCATTTACAACTTTAAGGTATTTTAAGATACCACCAGCTTTTCCGTTAGAATTACCAACGTTGCTTTCTTTTGAACGAATGTTTGAAATCGCTAATCCGATACCTTCAGCTTTTGAAGATGAAATAGCAATTCTACCTAAAATATCTAATAACCCTTCAGTTGAATCATCTGGGACAATCGATAAGTTGCACGAAGCAATTTGACCAATGTTGGTACCGATATTCATTTTTAATGGTGTAGCTGGACTTTCTCTTTGGAAACTCAAGTCATTGTATTTCTCTAAGAAATCCTCTGGTGTGTTTGTTACCATAAGAGCAACTCTAATATAAAGTTGTTGTGGTCTTTCGACAATAGTTCCATCTTTTAATTTTAAAAGATAGATGTCTTTTAATGAAGACCAACCAAAATAATCAAAATGGAAATCTCTTTTATAGTCGATAGCCGCTTCAATCATCTCAATATTTTCTTTTACTCTATTGTAGTAGTAATCATTCAACAACCCAGCGTTGTATAATTTTTTTGTTGCCTTCATAAAAGAATCTTCCGTTTCTTTATGTAGTTTTGTCATAGCGATATTAGCCGCTAATTTAGAATAATCTGGATGGTTCATCGCTAACGATTCAGCAACCACTGAAATCAAATCATCCAACTCATTTGTTGTCATATCATCAGCAATCCCTTGTGTTACTTTGATAAACACCTCATCCGCATTGACCTTTAACCCTTCAGATTGTTTCTTAATTCTCATTAAGATTTTATTTGGGTTAAAGTCAATTTTATTACCGTTTCTTTTTATTACTTGCATTTTCTCTCTTTTTTTAATTAAATTTCTTCATCAAATGATATCGGACCACTTAAGTCAGCTGCTTTATATTCGGTTGAACGACCTTCGAAAAAGTTTTGTTTTGTTTTCAAAGCAATTTGGTTCATAAAATCAAACGGATTTTTTGCGTTGAATTCTCTATCGCATTCCAACTGAACTAGTAACCCATCAACAACAAATTCTAAATATTGTTTCATCAAATCAGCATTCATACCAATAAGTGAAACTGGTAATGATTCAGTAATGAATTCTTTTTCAATTTCCAATGCAGATAAAAATATTTCTCTAATTCTTTCTTTTGATGGTTTATTAACAATGTGGTTATTCAACAAGTGAATAGCAAAATCACAATGTAGTGCTTCATCTCTAGAGATAAAAGCATTGCTATCACATAATCCAGGCATCAAACCTCTAGACTTCAAGTAAAAGATACTACAAAAAGACCCACTGAAGAAAATCCCCTCAACAGCAGCAAATGCTACTAATCTTTCAGCAAAAGATTCTGATTCAATCCATTTCAAAGCCCATTCTGCTTTTTTCTTAACAGGTGGCATATATTCGATTGCTTTGAAACACTCATTTCTTTCTTTGGTGTCTTTAATGTATGTGTCAATCAATAATGAATACATATGGCTATGAATATTCTCCATCATGACTTGGAATCCGTAAAAGAATTTTGCTTCAGTATATTGAACTTCTTTCAAAAAGTTCTCAGCTAAGTTTTCGTTCACAATACCATCTGATGCAGCAAAAAATGCTAACACGTTTTTAATGAAAAATCTTTCATTTTCAGTTAATTTATTATTCCAATGGTCAATGTCTTTCGATAAATCGACTTCTTTTACTGTCCACATTGATTCTAGTTCTATTTCGTAGTAATCCCATAAGTCTTGATGCTCAATTGGGAAAATAACGAAACGGTCTGGATTCGTTCTTAATATTGGTTCGTTCATTTGTTTTTTGTTAAATTGTTATTTTATTTTTTCACACTATTTTTAGTTAACCATTTAGCGTAGCGTTTCTATTTTGTGCCGCTGCTAATACTGTGTTAACTCTTTGTTGGCTCACTACCTCTTTATCCGATTTGTGTTCCGTTTGGGTTCTTGCACCTTTACTTTCACCCATATCGATTTGAATTCTTGAGTTATCAAATCTAATATCTTGGAAAATAAGACCATCCTTACCAAAACGAGATTTAAGTATCGCCATTGTAGCAGTACCCGCTTCTTTTTGGTCTAAGTTTTTCGCTATCGACACAATAAAGTGTCCAATTTGACCTTTTTTGATTGAACCACCCATTTGGTTGGCTTCAACTACATCAGCAGAAATAGAGCTTCTATTACCTTGTACAGCTGTCCATCCAGCTATGTCTAATTCTGATAAAAGTGTTTCAAATTGTCTCATCACACTACCTTCACCAGCGTTAACATCATCAAACTTTCTAGATGGTTCAACGCAGTCAATGTAATCTAACAATACGATATCTGGTCTAAACCCTTGGGCTATCAACTTTCTAATATGTTGTCTAATTACTGGAATTGTAGTACCATCACTAGAAAACTTTTTAAGTTTAAGATTTTCATGTGGTAAAGTAGAAACAATTTCGTATATTTCTTCTTTATGCAAACTTAAACTGTTTAATTCGTAACCAGAAGAACAAGCCAAGTGTTTTCTTTGGATAACTTTTGGGTTATCTTCGAAAAATATTTGTAAAACATTATAACCATCTGCCATCGCAGTATTGGCTAATTTTGTCATCATGGTAGTTTTACCCACACCAAACGGTGCTAAGATTACCCCTAACTCACCTTTGGATAAACCACCATCCATAACTTCATCTAATCCTTTAATTCCAGTAGCGATTGGTTTTCTGAAATCATCAACCAAAACATGTTCAATACCATCAAAAACGTTAATCCCATCGTCTTTGCTATCACCATGTTCAAGTGCTTTTCTAATTATCGCTTCAACTTGCTCGTAATCTTCAAGGTTACCTCTTTCGATAATCTTGTTAACTAGCATCATTGATTTTCTCATTTCTTGTTGCTTGCAAAATCTCATAGCCATGTCTTGAACTTTTAAAGTATCGTTCAAATCAGCTTCTTGGATTTTACGAAGTTGTTGGATGACATACTTTCTTTGGTAGTCATCCTTAACATCTTCTAATAATCTGAATTCAAGACTACCAACATCTGGAACGATGTCATCGGTAGTCTTTGCATCTTTTATTGTTGCAGCAATCACTCGTAAATACTGGTCTTCAAAGTAGTTTGGGTCAACGATATCTAATATGGAATTTGCGAACTTTCTATCCGTTAAAAATTGTGCTATAAGCCTTATTTGGTAGTCGTGTCCTAAATAACCGAAAGTATTTTTATCTATTTTTGCCATTCTATTTTTTTCTCTTTTTTAAAAACCTGTGTTATAATAAATATTTAATGATTACCATTAAAGTGCAACAATTGAATAATTTTTTCTACTCATTGTTTGTCTAATCTCAGTCATTACTGCTGGGATAATTTCTCTAATATCAACACTAACTTTTGGGTTTAAAGTGAAGAATTCGTTTGAGAATTGTGCCGAAGCAACTACTCTTTTATCAACCTTGAATTCAAATTGGAACATATCACCTTTTTTAGCTGGTGCTTTATATGACTCATCTGTTTGGTTGAAGTACGGGTTGTAGCTATCCCAAAGGTACTGCATTGATTTTTGTTTTAGGTAGTTAGGAATAATCCCTAATGTACCAAACTCACCGTTGTTCATTCCAGCGATTTCATCCATCATCTCTTTAACCTCTAAAGAGTGGATTGCATCTTCATTAAAGTCGAAGATATGGAAATATCTTTGACAGATGATGTTGTTGTTAATGTAAAGTACGAACTCAAATCTTTGTTCTTCGATTTTTTTCGTAATTGGTGTTGTTGATTTTTCTTTAGTATTCATATTGTTTGTTTGTTTTAAAATATTAGTTTTTCTCTCGCTATTAGGCTTTTAAAAGGCATTAGATATTCTGGATATCTATGCTCACCTATAGTCTTATCAATCCCATCTCTTTTCATGTATATTAGAACGTTTTTTAAGTCTCTCCCCGATGAGTCTAGGGTTCCATCAATTAACTCTTCTAAATTCTTAACCCCTTGTTCGGTCATCATAGGTTTTCTTAGGTTTACTAGTTGTTCATTTATTTCGTAAACCCTTTCACCTTGCACACCGTCTGTTACAGCATTGACAATATTGTCTAATACCTTAAGTGGTTTTTTCTTTTCGATTAATCTTTGTTCTTGTTGTTTTTTTGCATCCTCTAAGATTTCGGTTAAACTTACTTTTCTTTCTGCCAATTGTGGGAATAATGATACGAGCGTTGTTTCACCCAAACCTTTGATACCTTTGATTGTATCGCTTGAATCACCAGTCATTGTTTTAACCAATGCTGCATTTTCATAATGATAACAAAAGTACGAAGAAAAATTGACATTATCAACATATTTCTTCAAATCTAAGAAATAAACTCTAACGTTATCTTGGATAAGTTGGGCCATGTCCCTATCATTGCTCACAATAGTGATTTTTTCGTTTTCTTTTTTTGTTAGACAATAATATGCTATGAAGTCATCACCTTCGATGATTTCATCTTTTAACTGTCTCACATACATTTCGTTTAG